CTGATCTTATGGATCAGAACACGGAGTCAGGTAAGGAGTTCCAAAAAACCCTTAACGATATTTTCAAGGATTTGTTTGGAGACCTAGACAAACAGGATCCAGGGGCTGCGTTCAGAAAGCTGCAGGTGGCTATTCGCGAGACAGTCCCCATGCTCCGCGATGCCTGGACGGTTATCAAAGGCATTGGCGACGCGATCGGCACGGTAGCCAAGGTCGTCGAGACGGTTTACAAGATTTGGGGGTATACGCCGATCGGGGCAGCTCAAGCTGCGGCCGGCAGGGCTCTGGTCAGTAACACTTTGCCGGGGGTGCAAAGGGAATCTTCCCGCAGCGTAGATGATGCGCTTGCCAACCAGCAGCAACACCAGGCAAGCGCATCTCGCCGCGCCGGCATCTGGTCGTTCCTAACCGGAGTCTTCGGCGGCGACTCTGTCGCTCCAACCGCTGCGCTTGCGGCATCGGCAGGTATCGCGCCCACCGCGCCCGCGGCCCGCGTCAACACCCTGAACGCCGGCAGGACAGTGAACGTCAGCGGTGGGATCAACGTCAGCGTTGATGGCTTGGCCGATGGTACGACCGGTGAGGACGTCGGGCAGTCCGTCAGCGATCGTCTGAACCGAGAGTTGTCGTCTGCGGCTGCGAGCCAGGGAGGGGCAGGATAATGGCAGGCCGCATTCCATCTGGCTACGGTCCAAACATTGCGATCTTGGATGAGATCGCTTTCGTCACGACAGCAGGCGAGCAGATCACCTTTCCGCCGGGCGGCGCTGGCTTGCCATTTACCGAGGTCCAAGAAGGCAGCGTCGACGCTCAGACCGGCACGCACATTCTAGTGACGGGAGCGCACGGCAAGGTCACGGTCGAGCCGAAGATGGGGCGCGCCCTTGAGGCGAAGCATGCGCCCGGCAAGCACAAGGAAAAGCTCTACGACCGCGGGCTGAAACGAGCAGAGATCCACATCTCGCTTACTTCGTGGACCCAAGACGGCCACGATATGCTGGAGCAGATCGTTGACTTGCTCGCGCTCAGGGCGCTGCCAAAAGCACGAAAGCCAATTCGCGCCTACTACCCGACTCTTGCTGTGCTGAACGTCGAGTGGCTCGTGGCAAAGGAACTGGTCGGATTCAAACCCGGCGAGCTGCACGGCTCAATGCAGCTTGATGTCCAGTTCTACGAATGGAACAAAGAGCCTCGGCATAAGGTGCCGAGACAAGTCGTCAACGTCCAAGAGCCAAACTCAGTCTTCGAGCCCAACCAGAGCCGGGTGAACAGCAACACGGCGGCTGGGCGAAGTGACAGAAACATCAATTTCACTCCCAATACAAATCCGTGAGTCTTGGCCAGCCTCGAACTTAACGGAATCCCTGTTGTTTCAGGGCGGATATACTTGCCGCGGATTGGCCTGTGGACCGCAGACCTTGAGCTAGAGGATGCCGAGGCGCCGACCGGCCCGGTCACGCTAGCTAGCGATGACGGCGCTTTTAGCCTGTCTGGCTTTGTCCGCAGGGGCGGATCCTTCGCCGAAATTGCTCGCGTGCACGTTGTGGCGGGCGCTGGGGGCCTCGACCAAGAGGCGCCGGCGGCCTACTACCGCGGCGTCACAGTCCGCACGCCGCTGCAGGCTCTTTTGTCGGCCGTAGGGGAGTCGCTGGCCGGCTCCGCAAACGCCACAGCCCTCGGACAGTACCTAGAGCGCTGGACGCGGGAGAAAGGGCCTGCAGGGCTATCTCTCGCAAGGCTTGCGGAAGCCGCTGGCGTCGACTGGCGTGCTCTTGATGACGGCACGATCTGGCTCGGGACAGACGCCTACCCAGATGCCAGTGTCGAAGAAGAGGACTACGAACTACTCGAAGACACGCCGGAGCAGTTCAGGGCCATCATCTCGACCGAGGGTATACCTTCTAAGCTTCGGCCAGGAACCACGTTCCTAGGTCGCAAAGTCGAGTTCGTCGAGTATAACGTACGGTCCGCGAGCATCGCTGCCCACGCATGGTTCCAACGAGCCGCTTCATCGTCACACCCCATACTCGGCCCGCTGCAGCGCATCATTCAGCACGAAACCCGAGAGACCAAATACCACGCTCCACGAGCCGCACGCGTTGCTGCTCAGCACGATGACGACAGTCTGGACTGCGTGTTCGACAGCGGCAGCGAGTTCCCGCACATGACGCGGGTACCGCTGTACAAGTTCACACCGGGAGTGACGCAGAAAGTTGCTGTTGGTGCACGCGTTCTGGTGTGGTTCTCAGACGGAGACCCAAGCAAGCCGTTCGTGTTCGGGTTTGGGGACGGCACAACGACAGAGGTACCGGTTGCCGATGGCGGCACGCTGGTGTTCTCGCCAGGCAGCGGTGGCGCGGCGCTGAGTTTTGTTCAGCCCGGTGTGACGCCACCACCGCCAGGAGCCGGCACAGTCAACATTCCGCTGTCTGGCAGGATCAAGAGCTAGAGGACCATGGGCTGCCGTCCACGAATCTGCCGTGAAGAAAGACAAACGACCATCTGCGCGGCGTGAGTTCGCCGGTCATGTCTCTTGCAAGGACCACGCAGGTGAATTCCCAACTGCAATCGTTGGCAGGCTCCGGACTTCCGCACTTCACAATCCTAGCCCCTGTTGGGTCTTGTAGGTTTCTACGAAGCCACGGCATAGCTTGACGAAGCATGGACCTGGTTGGCTGCGGTCTGCATTGGGCAGCCATTCTTCGCTGCTCTTCAGCTCGCCTGTCTTCATCTTCGGTCGATTGAGCCGATGCGACGGTGGGGCGTAGCAGAGCCGCTGTGAGCAAAACGGACAAAAGAGCTACCGGCCTTGTTACCCCTGGTTCCATGGCCCAACCTGCTGTTGAGGGGGTTGTTGTTGCGCGTACTGTGGTGGCAACTGGTGCTGATAGTACGGCGGATACTGTGGTGGTAGCTGCGTTGGCGGCGGACTAGTAGCAGACCACACAAGCGCGGCAATCCAGCCGATGCATGTCCACCCCAGGAACAGATTCAGTAAACAGATCGCGCTCGCGTTGTGGTGCTTCTTCTGAGCGGCAATCAGCGCCGGCAGAAAGTACATCGCGAGCACAAAAATGACTCCTACAACGGTCATGTGCCCCTCCGCTCGAAGCTATCGGCGACGACGACCGAAGCTTGAGACTGATACGGCGAGGCGTGACGGAAGCTGCCTGGCTACTGCCCGTACGTCGTATTGTTCGGATCGTCCCAGTTGACTCCTGCGGGAGTCTCAGGACGGTTCCGACAAAACCCACACGCTGCGCCTGAGCATGTTTTCTCGGTCCAAAGGCTACAAGCCCGACAAGCCGTCGCGTCGTAGCGGTCGATGCGCACGATTCGCGTGGTGCCGCACTGAGGGCATTTGCCTCTCGTCTTCATCCGTGCTTCGCGAGCTTGCGCTCGGCATGCCACAGGTCGTAATTCGTCTGTAGATTCATCCAAAACTGTGGGGCCGTGTTCAAGGCCTTGCTGAGCTTGATGGCCATCTCTGCAGTGATCGCACGTCGGCCGTTAATGATCGCATTGATCGTTTGAACGGTTACGCCCATCTGCTCTGCCAGCATGGTCTGACTGGTCCCGGCAGGCTTGAGATATTCCTCCAAGAGCATTTCGCCCGGTGAGGTGGGTGGACGGTGGAGCGGTAACGGACTTCTTCTGGGCAGAGACATCACAACTCTCCTCAGTGGTAATCCACGATGGTGACGTCCCGCGCGATGCCGCTCTCGAAGCGAAACACCACGCGGTACTGGTCGTTGATTCGGATCGAATAAAACCCTTTGCGATCGCCTTTGAGCTTTTCCAGGTTGTTACCTGGCGTGCTTAAGGTGCCCAGGTCTGGGGCCAGATCGATGGCGTCCAGCTTGCGTTTGGCAATGGACCACAGGGCCTTGGGAACGCCGCGCGCTGCCTTGGAATTAAGACCATCGAACAGGTCTCGTGTTGCCTCGTCTCCAAAGCTCTCGATCACAGACTTATTATGTGCATTGGCCGCTTGGCCGTCAAGTGACCAAAACCATGCGGCAGTGTCCTACACAGCAGTTTTGATTCCATGACCACCTCCATCGACTGGGGCGGCGACGAGGGTCAGTTGCCCGACGGCGACGAGGACCCGTACGGTCGTGACGTCGCCGGCACGGACATCCAATGCATGATCCAGGCGCTCTACCGTAGGTTCACGACCGAGCCGAACGGGCTCTGGTATGACGTCACCTATGGCCTGAATCTGCTCTCTTATCTTTCAGACGCGTCGACGCCTGCGGGCCGAGAGCGTCTCAAATCGCAACTCGTCTCGCAGGCTCTATCAGACGAACGCATCCAGTCTGCGGCCGCGACGGTCGCGTTCAGCGACGCTACCGAGACGCTCACGGTCACGCTGAAGTGCGTGAGTGATGTCGGGCCGTTCACCCTCGTCCTGTCGGTTGACGACGCAGCAGTAAAGCTAGTTAGCGCCAGTGCCTGACCCTACTCTCGACGATCTGCTGAGCGCAGAGACGGAGGATTCCGCCCTCACGTTTCTTTTCACACAGCTCAGTTCGCTTAAGTACCCGGTCACGTCCTGGAATTCAGGCGGACGCGCGTACACCAAACTCAAAGCATTCGCCCGTGCCATCGCGAACATCTCTCAGTCCATCAAGACCATCACCGAGGGCGGCCTTCTCTCGCTCTCAACGGGCGAATGGCTCACGCTGCTTGCGCGCGAGTGGTACGATATCGAGCGCAATCTCGCGACGTTCGCGCAAGGCCAGATTGCCATCACGGTAGCAGCTGGCGCTGGCCCGTACACCATCGAGCCGAATCAATTAATCGTCTTCGAGGAAGCAACTCAGCGCCGGTTTATCAGCGCCAACGACGTCAGCTTTGACCTTCCGGTCGGTCCAGCGGCCATACCCGTCAGCTTCCAGGCCGAGAGCCCTGGCAGTGCGTACAACGCGCCCATTGGGTCGAGTGTCGGCTTTGCCACGCCTCTGCCTGGTGTCACAGCGGTATTCCAGGATCTTGGTAGTGGGACATGGCTCACGCGGCAGGGCACCGACGACGAGGCGGACGAAACCCTTCAGACGCGCTGCCGGACCAAGTGGGCGCTACTTGGGATTAACAAGCCAGCGGACGCGTATACGTTCCTTGCTCTGAACACGCCCGGTGTTGGGGCGCCCGTCTCCAAGGTCTACGTTGACGACTCTAACCCTCGTGGCCCTGGCTCGATTGACATCTGGATTGCCTCCAATGCCGGCCCTCTGCCGACCGCAGATGAGAGTCTAGTGCGTGACTATATCGTCTCGCTGCAGAGCCCGAGCGCAGATGCCGAGGTCAACAATGCTCTGACCCACGGCGTGACGATCACGGTCACGATTCAGTTCCGAGGCACCTTCGCGACCGTCGTCACCGCGACCGCCAACGACGCGATTCGCAAACGCATCCAGCAAATGCCCATCGGCGGCACGTTGTACATCTCACAGATCCTTGAAGACCTCATGGGCATCGACGGCGTGGTCAACATCCCGCTTTCGTCGCTCATCATCAACGGGGTGAATGACGACCTGGCGCTTGATGTGAACCAAGTCGCTGTATTCACGAGTCTGACCATCACGCCCCATCTTCTGACCTAGCGTGGCCTTTCCATCGTCCTACATCGAGTGGCTGCGGGACTTTCTCGTCCCCGGCTTTTTTCGCAAGGCATATGGGAAACTTTATTGGCAGACGATTGGCTACTCACTCGACCTGCTTCTGAATGGAGCAAAGTGGGCGGTCAAAGTCCGGTTCCCGTCGATCGCACCAGAAGACGCCCTGGACTACGTCGGCGACGGCCGGAACATCGATCGGTACTGCTGCATGGAAACGGACACGTTCCGTGATCGTGTCGAGAGAGCGTGGGACCTGTGGTTTGCATCGGGCGCGAAAGAGCTTTTGCTAACCGAAGTCGTCGAGCGGCAGGGCCACGAGAACGTTCGTATCTATGCCTGGCGCGAGCTATCGGCGGGCGTTCCGGCTGAGTACACCAACTGGTGGTCGGCATTCTGGGTGTTCATTGGACCGCCCACGACCGTGACTGCGCCTGGCACGTGGGGCGATGGCACCACGTGGGGCGAGGTCGTGCCGGGCCACAACGGATGTCCTGATGGCGTCGGTGTGTGGGGAGCGAGCGGTATTACCAGTTACGAGGTCGAGCAACTTCGCGGTGGTCTGCGTAAGTGGAAACAAGGGCACGAGATCTGCGCTGAGCTGGTTTTCTGTAGCGGCAGGATCTGGGAACCCGTTCCGGCGTGGGGCGATGGCGTGTGGGGCGGAACCGAGTCCGTAAGGCTTCGAGGACGATCGTAAGATGAGTCTGATCCAAGATTACTGGGATGACCACTTTGATAAAGTTGGGAACATTCTCAAGATCAAAGAGTCCATCCTGACGATCGTATCGGGTGGTGCGTTCATCAACCCGATCACGGTTACGGTTGCCAGCGCAGGCAGTGCCGGAGTCAACACCCTCGCGACGCTGACCGCGCGTCGCGCAAGCCCAGGCACAGGCTTCGGCACAGCGCTTCTGTATCGCCTGGACAACTCGCTCAACGTGATCGAGGAAGCCGGCGCGATGGATGTGGTGTGGGAGGTTTCCACATCCGGCTCTGTCGCAAGCGCACTGGGCTGGCGTCTGCGTGATGCCAATGCGGCGCTTTCGGGCGCCTACAAGATGTGGCTGACCAGCAAGGGCACGCTTGCCCTTGGGACGACCACTCCCAACGCCAGCGCGATCTTTCAAGCCGACAGCACGACCCGCGGGATGCTCGACCCGCGAATGTCCTCGACGCAGCGGAATGCGATTTCGTCACCGCTCGAGGGCCTGCGGGTCTGGAACAGCACCACCAAGAAGATCTCGATTTTCAATGGCACGTCTTGGGAGGACGTGGGTGTCACGGGTTTGGGCGCTGGCGACGAGGCGCACTTTGGAATCGAGCCGAGTGTCGGCACGACGTTCGGCGCTGCGGGGGTGTACTTCCGTTACAACCTTGGGTTCTACGGTCGCAACGAGGCGAACAACGTCTCGATCCCCATTCTCACATGGGACTTCAGCACCGCAACGGGCAACTCTGTCACGCTCGGCACCATCACCGGGAATCTGGTCAACAAGCACCAGTCGGGCTCACGCGCGAACTCCGGGAAACACACGTGGCAATCCGGATCGTCTACGATCCTCGCGGACCTTGATGACGTTCGGCACGGCATCAAGGTTCCCACGTACCTCACGGACGGCGCGCTGGCAGACCCTGCTGCAGCGGCCATCCTCGAGCTCAATACCACCACGAAGGGCCTGCTGCTTTCGCGGCCGACGACCACACAGCGCAACGCGATCTCTACACCGCCGGATGGCCTGATCGTCTACGACTCTACGCTGAATAAAACGTACGTTCGCGCAGGCGGCGCATGGGTCTTTATCGGTGACAACCCGTTAAACATCGGCCTGTCCGGTAGCGCTGCGAGCTATCTTGGCGCGACGGCCATCGGGGAAGTGGAAACGATCGCCGGCAACGTGATCGCAGACCCGACCAAGACGCTGCACCTGGTCGACTCCTCGGCAGACCGCGCGATCACCATGCCTAGTGCCGCGGGCCTTTATCACGCGCACATGTTTCTAGACATCACAGCTTCGGCAGCGACGCATCCGAGCACGTTTGACGTTCAGTCCTCAGGGACGATCAACAACAACTCGACCGCTGTTGTCTCGGACAACAACTACCTGCGCACGCTGATCAAGATTTCGCTCTCACCAGCGAAGTGGGTTCTGGCTGGCTAGTCGATGATCCCAGTGATCGCAGCAAACGGCTGGAAGCGGATTGAAACCGTTTTCGAAGTCGACTGGACCAGCACGCCCACTGGCGCTGGATCCGTTAGCGGCACCGGCACGCTGTACGAGCGTTTGTCCGCACAGTACACGGTGCAGACGAGCCCGACAACGCTTGCTACAGGCGGCGCGCTGGATAGTTCGAACAGTCCACCGGTCGGCAAAAACCAAGGCCTTGTGGGGCTGGTGATCGACGAGAGTCGGCAAACCTATGTCGCAGGCTGGCGCGAGATTACCAACGGGACGCCCGGGTTAAACTGGGTGAACGGAGGCGGCGGCACCGCAACCTCAAACGTTGCAACGAGTCCAGACGGTACTGTAAACGCGGACCGTTCGCAGACCCCAAGCGGCAACAGCGGGTTTTATTGTAACCCAGCATGGGCAACGAATTCCGGGCCGCACGTGGTGTCTTACTGGCACCAGGCTGGTTCTGTGGGCGCAGTTGGACAGAGCACTTTTGACATCGGTTCAGGCACTTTTTACTTATGTTTTGCGGGATCTGAACCAACTGTCTGGACCAAGAGTTCTGTTGTTATACCGAATAACGCAAACGGTGGAGGTCTCTTCCGTGTAACGGACGGTATCAACAGAACAGGTATTGGTGGTCTAGGGGCGGGGGCCAGAGACTCGTTAATCGACTT